CAGCGGATGATGTTGCCGGGTGGCTAATGGGAAGAAAACCGAAAGGTTTCTTCGTTGTGAACCCAGGAAAGAACGTAGCTGTTCTCCCAATGGGTGGGCCTCCGACTTATCCTATTCTTACGGTTTGGACGAGCTTTGAGGTCGACGCAGCTCTTTCCCGGCTTCCCATACGAGAATTCATCGAAAAACCTTGGGTCAACAAAGGATTAACCTTAATGATCCAAGGAGACGATGCAATTTTCGTCGGGTCGCGGAGAACGGACAGAAGGTACCGAAGAATCTGTCGGATGATGGGAACCATCATAGGAGATGGTTCCCACTTCGTTTCAAATAAATTCGGCACCTTCTGTGAAGAGCCAATCATCCGACCAGAAGGGAAGGGACAGTGGACTCACCTTGATCTCATCAAGGTAAGAATACTGTCCGGACTCAACTGTCGGAAAGACCCCAGACTGCCAGCAGGAAAAATGGATCCATTCGTTAATCGTGGATGGGCCGTCAACTCCATTCTACGCTACGCGTCCCCCGAAAAACGCAGGGACGCGAGGGAATGTGTTGACGGCACTACCAAAATGCTGAGGCTGGTACGCAGTAGGAACCTCATTGACTCGAGGTTCCTCGCGTTGCCCACCTTCTTAGGTGGTCTCGAGTACCCATCCGACCGATCCGACAAACGGATCTGGAGGAAATGGGTGCCCAAGACCATAAAGAAGGTGGCATCAGCCCTAGCAAGCCCAAACGAAGGATTCGTTCCCGTCATAGCAAGGTCATTAATGGATTGCAGATCTTGGGTCTCGAAACATAATGTCGAAACCCGAGTTGATTTCCTCTATAACCTGCTTGACGAACTGCCGTCAGTAAAAGACTCCAAACCACACTATAACGTTGGTATGTTTGAAATGGTAGACGACGATACTCCGATTGGTCTGATTACCTGGGATACTCTAAAAGAGTACGCACAGGAACATCCCAAACTCGGTCCCCTGATGGGGACCGACCGGAATGGGAATCCTCATACCCATCCAGAATGGATGGGAAAGAGGTTCTTCAGACGCAAAATCGAGACGTCAACACCATTCATGAGTCTCAACGACCTGTTAAACAAGCTCAAGCGTGACGACACTCTTCGCGGTCTTCTCGCAGGAAATAGGAAGGTGGTCCCGTACTTTACGTACAAGGACCACTGCCATCTCCGCAAGAAGAACTACACGAAGATTGTCGAAGCGATTGGTGAAAAACAGGTCGCTGGGACACCACTCGTGAAGTTTGAGTCGTTCTGGAAACTTCGTCAACGAATCGACGAAGTTTCAGGAACGCTTTGGGTTCACG